GTAATATCTTCCCCGGTAAAGCTCGTGCCCTTCCCGACAATGCTAAACAGCCTTTGCAGGTTGTCGCCAAATTCCTTTACGCCGCTGCTGATGCTTAGCAGCGTGTCCACTGTCGCCGGTGGGAAAATATCGTCCATCGCGTCGCCCACGGCGGTGACGATGTTCCAAAGCGCGCCGAAAATATCCGTAAGTCCTTCAATCAGGTCGGCACGCCCTCCGGCCTCGTTCCACGCTTTGAGCATGGAATTGCGCGCGTCTGCACTCTCGCCGATAATATCGTTAAGGGCGTTGCTCACGTCCGTCCATAGCGTTCTGGCCGCTTCAAAGTCGCCGATGATGTATTCCCAGCTCTGCGCCCAGCCAGATCCCAACGCTTCCTTCGTAGTGTCGATCAAATCCGAAAAGGTCTTGACCTTTGTGGCCGCGTCGTTCGCGTCTTCGCCCAGAGCGATAATGGCGGCTGCCTGTTCTTCTGTATAGCCCATCGCCAAAATCTGCTCTTTGCTCAAATCGCCGGTGAACTTCTGCAAAGTCTCCAGCATGACTTCCGAAGTCAGCCAGCCATTTTGAAGCGTCTCGCGGAAGGAACCTTCCTTTTCGATCATCTTGTCGATTTCGATGCCATGAACGCGCGCTGTCTCCTTCAAGGCGTCTTGAAGCACCTCGCCGCCCATACCGGCGTTTACCACGCTGTTCCAGTCCATCAGACGAATGGTACCTGAGGCCAAAGCCTGCGAAAGCTGATACATCGCCGTGGCAGCCTGCACCGATGTAGAACCCGAAACGGCCGCCAGATTGGCGATACCCTTAATGGCTGCAACCGATGTATCAAGGTCTACGCCCGCAGCGGTAAATGTACCGATGTTTCGGGTCATCTCGGTGAAGTTGTAGATCGTCTTATCCGCGTACGCATTGAGTTCGTCCAGAGCGTTGTTTACCTGATCCAGCGTCGTTCCTTTGGGACGGGTGTTGGACAAGATCGTCTGGATCGCGCCGATCTGCGTTTCGTACTCCGAAAGTCCAGAGCGAACTGGATCGATCGTCAGAGCGCCGACCAATCTTTTGCCCGTTGTTATGGCAGCATTGGAAATGCGCTGCATCGCCGTTACGCCCATAACCCCCATGAACGAGAATTTACTGGCTATGTTTTCGACACTTGAAGCCAGACCTTCAAGGGAGAAACGCTTCGACGCTTTGGATAGATCGTCCAAACTCTGAGCCGATTTGCCAAAGTTCAGCTTCTGCTTCAACCGATCCAGTGTGCTTATCGTCGTCTTGACGCCGCTCTCGAACTGCCGGTTGTCGAATTGCATCTCAACGATGCGTTGATCTATGCTGCTCATGCCGACGTTACCTCCCTCCATGCCTCATTTGCGATCCTGTCAAACACGGGGCGGATCGCCGGATTGATGTAGTCCCTTCCCTGGACCCATCCGCCAGTGCCCGTCCCGTGTCCGTATTGCAGGATGACCGCGATGTTCACGTTTTGGTTTGTGTTGGTGTTCAGCCACGAAATCGTTGTCCGGGTTGGGGAACGCTCGATCTCGTAAGTCCACGAAGCGGCGGTCTTGCCAGTGTCTACCGGTGTTGCCGCCGCCAATGCTTTCACGCCCTCCTGTCCATACTTGTCGAGCATGTTCAAATATCTCGCGCCGCGAACGGCGTTGAGAAACCTTTCCAATTTGTTGAAATTCCCGCGGTGCTTGATGGTGACCATGCCTTCTCCTTTCTGGACGATCAGCCTCTCGTCCCGAATTTCTTCCTCCTGAGAGCGTTGAGGGCTCTGTTCTGATCAGCGATCTGCTTCTTGCTCATCTTCTTATCAGGGGAGTTCTTGCGGTTACAAACCTCGATAAGCGTCAAAAGCCGATTCAAATGCCACTTCTCACATTCGAACGGTATCTGCAACGCGACCATCTGATAGTAGATGACTTCAGAAGTGATGATGTCCTTGCCATGGCGTCCGCTTTTTCCGTAGTTCTTGAACGTCGTGGCGGTCATCGGATCGTCAATGTATTTCTTGATCTCGGAAATGTTCTCGGGAGTTATGGCAAAATATACTTTCGGGTCTACATTCTTGGTGATCGTCATACAGCGAATGTAGTCCAGCGTCTCCGCTTCCGTTCGCTCCTCTTTCGTGAGGAACGGTTTATGCCATTTTGACTCCCAACGGGAAAGAGAGATGAGAGAATGTTCGAGATCCAACTTCTGTGCCGGGGTCGTGATAAACTCTCCGGTGAGTTCGTTGAAGATCTCACTTTCAGGAACTACTATCGTAAGCATTCACTCATCCTCCGTTTATGCGTCAGGCCTTTGGAAGAGCGGCCTCAGCCTGCGCCATCAGATCGGAAGGCATGATGCCGCGAATAAACGCGTTGGCCTTGTCCACATCCTGAAGCAGGTCGAACAGCAGCGTCGAATAGGCTTCGGATTGCACGAAATCCTCCGTGAACTCCTTGGACTTCTTGAAATACTTGCCGTCAAGGGTCTTCATGCCGATGGAATGTTTGATCAGATCCTCGAAAACCTCAATGATTCGATAATTGTCTTCGGAAGCCACCGCGTTCTCCAGCATCTTCTGGAAGCCGCCCTTCGTGGTAGTCTCAAGGCGCAAAAGCTCTGCCTTGGAAAGATTGAACCAGTATTCTTCCGTGCGCTCGTTGCCGTTGTAATCCGTGTAGGTGATCGTCTGTTTGATCATGAAAAATATAACTCCTTTCCTCTTTCAAAAAAAATAGAGGCTGCCCCGTTTAGAGACAGCCTCCCTGTAAATATCCCTTAGCCGGCGGGCGTCATCAGGGTGATAACTTCAGCGGGGAGCGGAAGTTCAGCTTCTTCCGAAGCGCTGCCGTAAAGCTTCGCCTCAAGAGCAGCGAGACAGGTCGGGTCGGCGGTTCGAGAGTCGATCGTGATGCTGGAAACCGGCTTGTAGCCAGCCGTCTCAACGCCAGTACAAGTGAACTCCCACGAGAACGTGATCGCCTCGGGCGAATCGTTGATCGTGTTGTAAGTACGCTCAGAAGGCGAAGCGGTAGCGCCGTAAACCAGGTGCAGAAGATAAGCGTTTTCCGCGGCGGGATCAGTATCGTCGCCGATCTGCGTGCGATAGGAGAAGCCGAACACCTTGCGGCTCTGCTGACCGAGCTTCACGCCGGTCGCGGAAGCATGCAGCGCGGAGCCGTCGCACTCGGCAAACTCGTCGGGATACGTGTAGGCCTCGATCGTACCGCCGTAAGTTTCCGGGGAACGAAGGGTGCCGTACTTAATGTTATCGGCCCACAGATCGGTCGGCTCTGCGCCGGAAGGAGTCTCGCTAACGCTGGTAAGGCCATTCCAGGCAACGCCCGTGTCGTAAGTTCCGGAAGAGCTGATCGGATAAAGAACGCCCTTCGATACGCCAGTCTCGAAATACTTCTCGCCAGTGCCATCCCAAGTAAGAACAGCCATAGTGGTTCCTCCTTAAAAATAAAGTCTGAATACGTAGTGGTAAAGGTTGTCGGATGAAAAATGCCGCTCCATTGAACACAATGGGAGCCGCGCGATCTTGTCGGGGATTTCGCTGTCAGGGTCTTCGCAAATGAATGTCACTGTGTAACAGTGCGTCAGGCAATAGGGGGAATTATCGGCAAATATAACGTCGTTCTTGTCGCGCTCGTACACGATACAGGGATAGTGCATGCGAATCGTTTCGGGCGGTTGAAAGTAGACGCTCTCGCTTCCAAGAGTCGCCTCTAAAAGCTCTTGCAACTCAATTCGTCGGCTTATTGTACACACCCCCGATCGTAAGGATGAGCCGGGGCCTTTGGACTTCCACATTCGTGATCTTCCAATAGGCCCCCATCCACGAAATATAGCGCATGGCGAAGAAATTCTCGTTCGCATAAGCATCCGCGACAATGCTGATCTGATTGTTCACATTCAGATCATCGTTAAGATGCTCGCCATTCTCCCATTTACGAGTATTTCGGAGCACATCACCGCGATAATCCCGCTCAGTCGTCACCTCGCGGTACACTCCAGGCGCAGTCTCCTCCGTCTTAGTAAACCCTATCTTTCCGAAGAACTTCGCCATTTTGACGCCTCCGGACCTTACGCCTCTTCAGGATCGGCAGCGGCGCTAAGCACGGTGAGCACCGCGGTGGTCGGGGTACCACTGTCTGCTTTGACGATCGTTACAGAGGCGACGCCGGCGTCGACGGTGAAGCTTACAGGCTTGTACTGAACGTCGTCGATAACGACGATCATGCCCTTGTTGAAAAGATCGGTCAGTTCGCTGGTCGTGATCTGCGTCTCACAATCAGGGTCAACATAAAGCTTAGTGTCGGAACCCTTATTGTAGGTATAAGTCGCTCTCACGTGTACATCTTTAGCGTCATCAAAAATGCGATTCATGTGTTAGTTCCTCCTAACTTATGCCGAAACGTTGAGAGTAAGCGCAATAGCGGAGTAGGGCTTCACCAAAGCGCCGGAGCAACGGGTCTCAATAAGATACTTCTGCTGGTTATAGTCGATGTCGAAATCATCAAACATGTTGATCGCGCCGCCCTTATCCGCGCCGACGTTGTAATCCGCAAGGTTGACGATCACGCCCATCAGAGGCTTATCGGAAGCATCCGTTACGCCTTCCATCACGGGAACGGTGACGATCTCCTTCACACGAAGGACATTCGCCAGCTGCGCAGGAGAAGAGTAAAGGAAGTGACCGATCTCGTCCTCAAGAAGCAGACAATCGGTAAGAATATCTTCCGTGGTAAACAGAGTCGGGTTGCCAGAACCCTTATAGTCCTTTCGGGCCTTGATTGCAGTGCGGATAAACTCCTTCGCCTTATCGCTGTCAGTAGCACCGGAAGCTACCGTCACGGAGGCCTTGATCGTATAGAGATCATCGTCCTTAAAGATCGGACGAATACAATCTTCCTTGATCTTGTCATCCGAAGAAGCAAGGCGACCATCGCCGACCAGAATAGCACGAGCGATCTCCTCATCCAGCATCATCCTCATTTCCTGCTTCAACCAGGCGATAACGTCGAAATCGGTTATGTCGATCACATCGTCGCGATCCATCTTCTGCTTCTTGTAGATCGTGCAAGGCGTAGTGGTGCGCTTAAGCAGGGAGAAAACCTCTTCCTTCTTGAGCTTACCCTTGATGTAACCCTTGGCACGAGCCTCGTCTTCAGTAATATCCGCAAAGATAGACTTAATGCGGGAGAAAGGAGAATGGTGAGTACCATTCATAACCTTGCTGACCCAGCCCATCTCTCGCTGGATAAACGTGGGCTTATCCGTAATATTGCGGGCATCCGGGAACAGGTATTCGAGATTCTCAATACCGTACTCTTCGGCATGCTGAATGAAGCTTTCTTTCATGCTGCCATAACGCTTGGCGTCGTTGATGATCGTGCTCATCTCGGAATGGGTGAGCGTATCATTCTGCTTCTCGGTATCCTTGTCGAAAACATTGTGCTTCACGGTATCATCCTCCTTGTTATCATCTTCTTCGTCGTCGGATTCTTTGTCTTCCATGAGTTCTCCGATGATCGCATACACCACGTTCTTCTGTTTCTCTGTGAGTGTATTAAAAACGTCACCGACAGTTTCTTCACCGTCGCCTTCGGAAGTTTTCTTCTTTTCTTCCTTAGGTTCGTCGGCGTGGAAAAGCTCCAGCTTATCTCCAGTGGAAATCACGGCTTCATCAGTCTCCTCATCATAACCGGTGTCGTAATTATGGCAGATCACGGAATCGATAAACGCCCCGGGATTCGCGCCGGCGAGCACAAGGCTGACCTCGCGAATAGCACCGTGAATAACGTTACTGCCCTGCTGCTTCAACTGATTGGCAAATATGGACATCGCCGCCACATCACCATGTTTAACAGCTTCCTTGGCAGACTTCGCGTTCTCAGAATCATTGAAAGAGCAGTATGCATACACGCCCTCTTCGCGATTCTCAAGTCGAGCATGACCCAAAATATCATTCGGGTCATTGTGCTGGTGATTCCACACCAAAGGAACAGTATGACCGTCGCAATCCTTGAAGGCATCTTTGCGGATCACGCGGCCGTCGCTACAACGAAGATCGTTCTTTGTAGCCCAGCCACTAAAGTCCCATCGCTTCGTCTCCATTTTGACTTTCTTCCTCCTCTGCATCGTTAGTCTCGCCGTTGTCATGTGGAATTACTTCTTCGTTCGATACGCTCAGATTTTTGTTGCGCAAAGTGTCGGCATTCGGGTCCTCGGAAGGCTTCATACCGATCACTTGGCGGATCTCATTGCTAGTCATGATCTCGTTTCGAGTCATCTTATCGGCGATCTCAGCAAGATCGTTGACAGGAACAAGCCTGAACGGATCTCTGAAG